ATGTTGGTCTGGGCGTTCGTGGCCGCGTTCTCCGAGAGGGCCATCTTCATGTTGCCGGCGGCGTTGCCGCGGCCGCTCCGCGCCAGGCTGAGCGCGTCGCCCAGGTTCTGCTCCTGGCCCATGCGGAGCTGCTGCTGCGCCATGCTCGGGCCCGGGCCCTGGGCGGCGTCGTTCGGGTCGACGAAGAGCTGCCAGGGGAAGATCGGTTCGAGCGCGACCTGCTCTTCGATGTCGTCGGCGTAGACGTAGACGAAGCCGTCGCCGAGCACGAGCGAGTGCAGCAGGACGAGCGCGCCGAGCTCCCACACGTTGCCGTGCTGGCCCTGCCGGAGGTGCATCTGAGCTTCCGCGAACCGGTCGAGGTGATAGGCGCGGCGGCGCTGCTGCCAGGAGGCCGAGCTCGTGACGAACTGCACCTTGGGGCGGTTCTTGCCGGCGAGCTTGGCTTGCACGGTGTGGCAGAGGGAACGAGGGATGTTCCAGCGCAGCCGCTTGTAGTCGTCGTGCTCGTAGCTCGACCGCCGCAGGTACGCGCTCGGTTCGAGCCCGGGCAGGCGCCAGCCCTCGTAGAGCGAGAGATCGTCCTGGCAGCGGGTGAGGCGCCCGGTGTCGTTACTGCGGATCCAATCGACGATGCGCGCGACCTCGCGTCCGGCTTCGTCCTTGTCCGCGAGCTCGTTCCAGCGCTTGCACGCGCCGGACTTCTCTTCGGCCATTGATAGTCTCTGACGGCGCGTTTTGGCTTTGTCGATAAGCGCCGTCTATCACGGTGCAACATCGCGCTCAGTCTCGCGCGACCCGAAACGAAGCAAAACGACCCGCTTCGACACGAAACGAATCGAAATGAACGTGAACTTTCCCCCGCCCGACTACGAACCGCCGAGCATCTCGAGCAAAGCCCCGCCGCCCCCGAGCTCGCGCCCGAGCCTGCCCGTGCGCGCTGCGAAGGGTGCCGCCAAGCAGACGCCGGGAGCGATCATTGGCGGCATCATCGTCGCCGTCCTGCAGTACCTGCTGTCGAACCCGCCCTGGTGACGCGCCGCTGCCGTTAGCTCGTCCCGGGGCCGTGCTGCCAACGGCTTTTACACTTCGTGGCTGGTTGCCGACGGCGGGACGCTGATACCCGCTCCTGCCCCGGGGACTCGCGGCTCAAGTATGGCTTTGTCATGCCGAACGCGCACGCGCGCGTGAGTACCCGGGGTCGAGGTGACCTCAGGTTGCAACGCAAATCGTAGAGCTCGACCCCGGGCTCGAAGAGCGTAGCACTCACGCCGCCTTGCCGAGCTTCTTCGCCCGCTTTTGAGCCGCCAGGCGCTCCTTCTTGCGCTGCTCGGCCTGCCACTCGCTACTGCCAGGCTTGGGCGGCTCGTGCTCGGGGCGGTAGGGCAGGTGGTGCTGGCGGTAGCCGTACAGCGCCGCGTCCGAGCAGTGGTCGGGGTACTGCTCGTGGTGGTCGTCGCGTTCGTCGTTGTAGGGAAGCGCGCTCCACTCGGCGATGAGCGGCGCGCACTCGAAGGGGTCGACGTGCGCGGTGCCGTCGAGGAGCGAGCCGCGCAGGCGCTCGATGCCCAGAATCTTCCCCTGCTTTTCGGCGGCCTGGAACGGTAGGCCGTACGTTGCCTTGAGCTCTTCGGCGATTGTCTTCGCGCCACTTCCGCCCGAGTCGATCACGAGCTCGACCGAGTCGCCCGCGAGCAAGAGCGGCTGCCGGCGGCGCTCGACCTCCATGGCGATGCGGCCGGGCAAGAGATGCGGCGCCTTCCACACGCTGCGGAACCACACGTCGGGGTGGTTGCGGTGCGAGGTACTGACGACGATGGCCGTGTCGTGGTGCCAGCCGATGTCGACGCTGATGATGGTGCGGTTGCGGCCCCGGTTCGTGGGCAGGTCGGCGCCGTTGAAGGCGTTCCGGTTACCGACGAAGGGGTAGATGATGGCGTCGAAGTCGATGACCCACTGGCCCAAATACTCGCGCCGGAACGTGGGGTTATCCTCGGTCCAGCCCTTCTCGGCGAGCTTCTTCTTGAGGTACTCGCGGCCGCGCACGAAGGGGTTATCGAGACACGTCGCCTCGAACATCGGCCAGGCCGGGACGGGTCCGTTTTCGCCGATGCCCGTGCAGCGCTCGTAGAAGAAGCCCTTGGGGATGACGCCCGGGGTGCCCGAGAGCGCGAGCTCGCCGTCGAGATCCATCAGCGCCGGGTCGATGACGTCGTCGATCAGGTACTCGAGCAGGTCGCTCGCGAAGGTCCCGGCCTCGTCGATGGCGACTCTCCGGTAGCGGGCGCCGCGGATCTTCTCCGCCTCGCGCAGCGTGCTGCAGCCGGTCGCCCAAATCTGGTAGCCGTTCGGGAAGGTGGCCGTGAGCTTGCTCTCGTCGAGCTTCAGGCCGAGCTTGTACTTGGCGTCGAAGCGGATGAGGGTCCGCCAGAGGATGCGGTAAGCGTGGCCCTGCGTCTGTGCGATGAAGACGCTTTGCTCGTTCGGGTAGAGCTGCCAGCCGTCGCAGAGCCAGGCCGCGAGCGCGGTCGATTTGCCCGTGCGCCGGCCCCATTTGAGAATGAACTTTTTGTGTGCGCGCGCGAACACGGGCGTCTGGCCGCGGTGCAGGTCACGGCGCCAGGGCGAGCGGCGGGGGCTATTGGGGGCGAGGTGCGTCGCGACCGCGAGGGCGCGGGCCTCGGAGAACTGGCGGGCGATCCGTCAGTCTGACGCGGCAGCGGGCCCGAGCGCCAGCGTCAGCGCCCGCAGGCTCGCGTACCGAGTGCCAACGCGGGACGGTACGAGCGCGTCCTCGGGCACGTGGCGCTCGCCCAGGAGCTCCGCCCGCAGCGCGTCGAGCTCGTCGCGCACGCGGGCGCGCTCGGCGGGGCCGCCGCGTTCGAAGCGGGCGCGGTTGCGGGCGACGGCCTGCCGCCAGCGGGGGTGATGGGAGAGGTCCATCAGCGGCGCGCAAGCCCCCAGGCGCTCAGGCTCACTTGGCTCTCGGGCGTGCGCACGATGGCGCAATCGATGTACGCGTCGAGCACGTGCGCGATCCGGTAGCGGATGCTGGCCGAGTAGTCCTCGGGCCTGCCCCGCAGCACGATGGTGTGGACGCGGTCGTAGCCGCCCAGGCGGTCGATCTCTTCCGGGGTCACGGTCGTGAAGATCTCGATGCGGCCTTGGTAGTGGTTCGTGCGCTCGACGGCTTCGACCTTGATGACCGGGCCGAGCGCGTTTGCGGCCAGCTGCTGCTCTGTGAGCCACTCGCCCTGGTACTCGCACCGGTACGTGTAGTCGCCCGAGGCGCAGGGCGCGGCCCGCCCGAGCACGGTGAAGGGCTTCAGGTCCGCGAGCTTGGCCGCAGCCCACGGTGCGCGCTCGGGGTGCGCGGCCAGGTACGCCTTGATGTCGCAGTTCGGGTGCGTGCCATCGCAGGGGGTCGAATTGCACGCGGGGCACGTACGGATGAGAGGTTGCGGCTTCGCGTCCGCGAGCGTGCCCAGGTAGCGGCCGCTATCGACGTCCGCGAAGGTCGTGATGTCGTCCGCGCCTTCGCGCGCGAGGCAGCCGTCCTCGACCTGCTCGTGCATGCGCGCGAGCCCGGCCGCGAACGCGAGCGATAGATCGCGCATGGCGGGCCAGAATGACTTGACGGTCTCTTCGTCCAGGTCGTCCCAGAGCCCGACCGTGGGGCGCCACTCGTAACCCGTGCGCAACGCGACGAGCCGTTCCGCGGCCATGAGCGCTTCGATGGCGAGCGGCGACAGGTTCGCGTGCGCCTTCTCGGCGTAGACGCCCACCGCCGGCTTCTCGTTGTCGACCCAGTGCCAGAAGGCTTCGAGTGATTTCATGGCGTCTCCGCATTCTGGCGCAGACCGATGAGCCGCACCACGAGGTGTTTCGTGTCGTTCTCGCTCGGCTCGGGTGCGCCTTCGTAGGCCGAGAGGAAGCCGTTTAGGCGGTCGACGGCCTCGTCCGGGCCGCGCTCGAGGTCTTGGCCGCGCCGAGCCAATCGATTGGCGCGCTGGCACGCCGCGTGCTCGTTTTGCACCAGGTCGACACCGGTCCGGGCGCGGTGCAGTATCCGCAGCTCGCGCCGCGCTTCGAGCAGGTCGAGGTTTCGCTGCGCGAGCGCTTCGTTGAGCTGGCCGAGCTCCTGGCGCAGCCGCTGGAGCGTCTCCCTCACCGACAGCGGCAGGTCGTCCTCGTCGATGCGGCCCGAGACGGAGAGCCCCGCCTCACCCAAAAACCGCCCCGTTTGCAGCTCCCGGATGTAGCGACGGCGCCTCTTCTCGTGGCTCACTTGCCCTCCCGGCGCGCGAGTTCGGCGCAGTACAGCGCGCGCTCCTCCTCCAATCCTGAGTCCTCTTCGGGTCCTCCTCTCGGCCATGAGTCGAACCACGCTGCAACCAATTCGAGCACGCGCTGCTCGGCGGCGGTCACGAGCGTGTGGCGCTCGCCGGGGGGCATGTACACGATGTGTCCGCCCGTCCTCGGGGTGACCCCAGTGATCGTCGTCTCGCCAGAGGCTTCTATGGTGGTGGTAACCGGCGCCGCGGGCTGCCCGGCGAGGTGGGCGCGGATGCCGTCGGCCAGGACGGTCCAAGCATCCTGGTTGATAGCCCCCAGCGCATCCTCCAGCAGCGCGTTCGCGTCGGCGAGTGTCTCCGCGTCGACGTGCCCATCGTCCTGCATGAGCGCCTCCAGCTCCTCGACGCGAGACTCCCAAGCGTCACGTGATGCCCGCAACCGCTCGTTCTCCGCGCGCAGGGCGGCGGCCTCGGATTCGGCGCGTTCGTATGACGTGTGCGCCGCTGCCACCTCGAGACTGAGGCTCGCGATTTCATTCAGCGCCGCGTTGCGTTCGTCGAGGTAGAGCTTGGCCTGCCCCACGATGGCCAGCGCGTCCTCGGCCCGCACCCAGTCGCCATCGGGGCCCTCGGTGAGGTAGCCCGCGGTCTCCATGTCCGCGAGCAGGGCGACGAAGCGCTTCATGACGGCTCCACCGGGCTGACGTGCTCGACCGGCGCGTTCGGTAGCAGGCCACCGGGGAAGAACTCATGGCTCGCCGCGATGAGTTCCGCGTTCGTGTCGCGTAGGAAGAAGCAGAAGTGCGGCCGCTCGCGCGTGCCCTGTAGACAGACGCGCTCGCCACGCTCGAGCCGAGCGATGCACGAAGCGGGCATCGCCAGCGCAATCGCGTGCAGTCGCTGGCCGTTTCCGAGCGTGTGCCCGTCGAGGGTCACCGTCTCACCGCGAGTGAGCCGGTCGAACAGCGCACCCCGGACGAAGCCGACCCACTGCGAGCCGTTCTCGGTGTTGCCGCGGATCATGTCGGCTCCTTCGGCTTCGGCCACTCGCTCTCGAATAGCTCGACCAGGCCGTACTCGCCGACGCCGGCAGCCTTCTCGGTCGCGTACTGCATCGACCACTTCTGGCCGAAGTGCGACAGCACGCGCTGGCGGGACGACAGCCACGTGCCGGCAACGCGCAGGAATCGCTCCGCGAGCGGTTCGCTCGTCTCGGGGTGCACGTGGCCGTGGCCGAACGTGAAGATCCAGTCGCGTTCTTCGTGCGGGTCGCCGGTGTAGCGGACGACGAATGTCATGCAGCCTCTCTCGGTTCGGGGGGAGGCACGAGGTCGAGCCAGTCGCTGCAGAAGTCCCGGAGCCTTCGGACGTCTTCTTCCGTGAGCTCCATCTGGCCTCGCCAGTAATTGCCGCGAGCGTCTGCGACCTGGTGCCAGCTCACGAGTACCACGCGCTCGCCGTCCGTGTCACGGGTCGCGCTGAGCACGAGCGTGCTCGTTTCGCTCAGGAACGCGGGCGGCACCCCGCGCGCTTTACTCGGCGGCGGGCGTTGCATCACGAGCGGAGTTCACGGCACAGGCTGTCCACAGGGCTATCCGGTGCGCGGATCGCCGACGCACGCGCGCCCCGCCGGCATCCACACGATCGCGTACGGGCCGATGCGGATCACCCCGCGCATCAGCCCGTGGCGCATCGAGAAGCGAAACGGGTTGTTCCGGCTGCGCGTGTCGATGATGCGCACGCCGGGCCCGTCCGAGCCGAGGCGAATCCAGCGCTGGCCGGTGCCGACGAGGCTGCACATGCTGAGCGTGAAGAGCCTCACCGAAGAATCACCCAGGCAATGCTCAGCACGACCACGAGCACCATCGCCACGATCGCGGCGCCCGAGGGCTCGTGCGCGTAGAGGTCGTGGTCGTCGTCGTTCACGATCTGCTCCTCACTTCCGCGAGCTTCGCCAGCACGGCGCGGTTCAGCTCGCGAAGCGCTTGGGTGATCACCGTCTCGTTCAGGCGGTAGTTCGCGCGCGGGTCGAGAATCACGAGCAGGTGCAGGTCGCCCACGAAATCCACGCGCAGGTCTTGCCGACCACGATCGTCGCCAGGGGTCGGCTCCTGCCAGACGTCGTCGAGGAGCCGGGCCAGGACCGGGAACTCCTCGTGGCACACCTTCCTGACGTGCCCGCCGAAGCTCACGCCCCGCCCCACTGCATCTGCCCGCCGTCGCCCAGGTGCGCGCCGTGGTGGCCCGCCTCGCGCTCGCAGCGGCTACCGGTGCGCGAACTCCTGCAGCGCCGGTCGAGCAGGTCACCGATCGTGAGCCCGTCCTTCCACGGCACGGGCCCGAGCGCCGCCCGCACCACCGCCCGATGATAGCTCCGGTCATTCCAGCGCCGGTCGAACTGATCGACCGGGTCGCTGGCGAGGAGGTCGGGCGGGATGGTCACGCTCAGTCGTGCAGCGCGCCGGCGAACGCCCCGATGAAGTCGACCTCGTCGAGCTCCTTGACGTCCACGATGTCGTGCTTGGCCTTGAGGTCGTCGTCGAGTTCCTTCGTGAACGCGCGAACGCCGTCGTCCTTGCCGACCAGCAAAAACGAGATGGCGAACTCGTGCTCATCCTTGATCTCGGCCGCGATCGAGCGGATGACCTCCTTGACGGCGTCCTTGTCGCTCGGCGCGCCGTCCGTCGCCACGAACACGACCGACTGCTTGTAGCCGCCCGCCTTGTGCAGGTCGTATGCCTTCTGGATCGCCTTGTCGGTGACCGTGGCGCTCTCGTTCGCCTTTAGCCCCGCGAGCACTTCCTTGGCGTTCTGGGGCGTGAGCTTGGGTTTCGGCGTGACCGCGTGCCCGAACGTGACGAGGTCGATGCCGTCCTCGTCGTATTTGCCCGCCTCGTCCACGAAGGTCGCGAGCTTTTCCTTCAGGTAGTCGATGCGGCTCGCGCCGCTCGGGGTGTCGGCAGCGCTCATCGAGCCCGACACGTCGAAGAGGAAGATGAAGTTGTCGCCCTTATTTAGTTCGAGTTGGCTCATTTGATTCCTTTCACGAGCCCGCGGAGGTCCGCGAGCGAAAACTCCCCCTTGAAGTGGCGCTTGGCGTAGTAGAGGCCGACCGCCAGCAGCCCGAACACGACCGCGCGCGGCCCGCTGCCGACGACGAGCTCGGTCAGGGCCACGCCGACCGCGAGCTCGAATGCGCCGACCTTGCGATTGAGCACGGCTGCCGTCAATCCGTCTCCTCCGGCGTGAGGGTCACGGTCTGCCGCGCCCGCGTGATGCGGATCGTCTCGCCGTCGACCGTGACGAACCACTGCTGCTTGACGCCCTCGGGCGGGGTGATGTGGCGCTGGGCCACGAGCAGCGGCAGCGCGTCCGCGAGCGCGATGGTGAAGACCTTGTCCTCGGTCTGGTTGACCCGGTCGGGCTTGGCTCGGACGGCGGCCATCAGCCTTCGTCGCCCGTCTCGAGCGGCTCGGGCGGGGCCTCGGAGTCTCCGTCCTCGTCCTCGTCGTCCTCGCTCGCGTCGCCCTCGTCTTCGAGCGCGCCGAGCCGGTCGCTCAGATCGTTGATCGCTTCCTGCTGGTCGGCGACCTGCTTCTCGAGCTGCTCGACGCGTTCCTTGAGTTCCTTGGCCATGACCTATTCCTCGCTTTCGTTCTTCGTCTCTACGGCCTCGTCCTCGTGTTTCATCGCGGCTTCGGCCAGGCCCGTCCGGCGCGCGAGCTCGAGCAGGCGGGCGGGGCGGGCGAAGAACCACTCCTCCATCACGCTCCAGCGCTCTTCGTCGAGCCGGCCTCCGTCTCCGCCCGCTTCGAGCTGCTCTTCGGCCTCGCGTGCCGCGGCGAGCTCGCGGTCGATGTCCTCGATGGGATCGGCCGGCTCGTGCGCGCCTTTGCCGAAAGCCTTGGGGAATCGGCGCTCGAGCAGCCAGGTGAGGGCCCGGTTGTCCGCCTGAGTGAGCTCGACCACGCGCCGGTAGCTGTAGCCGTCCTCGTCCTGCACGCGTTCGGAGCGCGCCTCGACCTGCCCGAGCTGCTTGAGCCACTTCCGCAGCAGCTCGACCTCGGTCTCGTACAGCTCCCGCGCGAACCCCGCGTAGGGCTCGGGCGCGTTCGGCACGAGGCCGCGACGCACCCAGCCGTACAGGGTGTCGTAACTGAACCCACACCCGAGGCACGCGTACGCGCGCGGCACGCCGTCGCGGATGAACCCGAAGAAGCGCTCGGCGAGCGTCGGGTCCGTCTCGAGCAGCGAGGGCGGGCCGGGCATGCGGGTCCTATGTGGCGAGTGCGGGAAAATCCGTCACGGCTTCGAACTTTCCTCGGAGCTTTCCTCGGAGCCGCACGAACTTTCCTCGGAGCTCAGGCCGCGGCTTGCGGCGCTACGGACCGGCGCTTGCCTGCCGATCGCGCGCGCGCGCCCGTGCGTGCCTTGGGGGATGCGGGCCGGCGGGAGCTCGTGGCGGCGCGCGTCTTGGTTCCGCCCTTGGCCTTGGCGGCTGCCTTGGCCTCTCGGAGCTGCGCGGTGAGCGTCGTGATGCGCTCCTTCAAGCCCTTGATCTTGTTATCTTTCGCTTCCAACCTCGAAGTCGCATTCATTCCCGCCATCGTCTTCTTCTCCTTCTTCGTCGTCCGATTTGTGGTCGTCGTCCGCAGATACTCTCACCCGCGGCAGCGACGGCAGCGCACCATCGAGCTGCAGCCGCCGGTAGTATTCCCAGTCGAGGTCGTGGCTGAGCGCGTCGAAGTCTTCGACCAGCGGCCGCAGCCGCCCGAGCTCGGCGTCGCAGCGCTCGCGGCGCTCGAGTAGGTAGTTGTAGCGCTCGATGCGGGGCGCCCACGTCTCGCGGGCCTTCGATATTTCAGCCTCGATTTCAGCGCGCGAGCGGGGCTGCAGTCGCCGCTCGAACTTCTGCACCTGGCGCTCGAGCTCGGCGTCACGCATTGCCGTCAACCCCCGAGCGAGGCGCGGGCGCGGGCTGGCGCGGCGTGCCACGGGGCAGGACGCCCGGGCTCCACATCACGCGCACGCCCTCCGGGGTCACGACCTTGCACCGGATGATGGCCCGCGCACGCTCCTCCGCCTCGACGAGCGACTGCGTGTCCTCGCCAAACCGCTTCCACGACGCTGGCGTGTCGTTGGCGGGGCGCGTTTCGAGCCAGAAGGGCAACGGTGTTGCACGGTCAAACGGCCTCCGCTGCCGTTTCGTTCATCGCGCGGCTCACGAAGGCCACGAACTCGCGCCATTCGGCGCTGTCCGCGGCCACTTCCCGGACGCCTGCGGTCAGCTCGTACCAGGGCACGATCTTGATGCTCCTGCCGTGCAGCGAAAACTCGTAGCTCACCGTGCGCGGCATGAAGAGCACGAGATCGCCGCGCTTGCACTTCGGCACCTGGAACTGCCCCTCGCGCCAACGCCCGGGACCGACCCAGATGACCCGCCCGATGCTGAGCGTGGTCACCGCCGCGCCCATGCCACCCTTCGCGCCCGTGCCCGCGTCCGCAGGTAGCCCCTCGCTCAGCGTCGTGCCGGGCAGAGCGATGATGCCCTTGCCGTCGTTCGGGACCCACGCGGGCGTTGGTGCGTCCGGGTTCGACTCCGAGATGCGCTGCATCACGCCCGGCATCACCTGGACGACGGCGTAATCGTGAAACGGTTCGAGGATGAACATCGATCAGGCTCGTTTCATGCGGTTGCGCGAGTTGTCCACAGCTTGTGCCGATGAGGCCGTGTCCCACTCGGTCACACGAAAATCGCGTTGACGGTGACGGGTGATTGACGGGGGGTGTGCCGATCGGGAATCGTGACGGGTCTGGTGCTTGCGGGGTGCGTGCTGTCGATGACTCGATGCGAGCACGCTGATCTGAGACCGCGCTCCCCGCGCCGGAATCGAATTTAAGAACGTGGCCCCCGCGCCGGCGGCAACCAGGCAGGGGCCCTCAACATCGCGAAATCTGGGAGACTTCATGTCGAGTGTCGTTACGAACGGTACCACAAAGGTACCCCCCCCCCCCCAAGTACAAAAATAACAATTCTCTCAACCCCGAGGTAAGTTGCTACCGTGTGTACGGTAGAATCGGGCACTTAGATGGGCAGAACACCGCTTCCACGCCGCCTGCAGCTCAAGCTGAGCGACGCCGATCGGGCTCAGCTCGAAGCCCTCGCCGCGACCCTTCGCCTGGACATGGGCAGCACCGTTCGTTTCCTGGTCGCCGAAAAATGCCGCGAGCTCGGCATTACCGCGACGGCCGCGCCCGCCAAGCCCGCCAAGAAAAAGCGCCGCGCCGCTCCCTGAAGGGAGGTGCTCGGTGAGTGCCACCCCGGCGCTCGACTCGCTCACGGCCGCCGTCGCCGCCGTGCTGCGCGACCACTTCACCCTGCTCGTGAGCGAGCGGCAGAGCCACCTGGGCGTCACGCCGCACCGCGAGGCGGTCCTCCGCCGCATCGCCCAGGGCGAGCCCGGCGCCGTCGTCTTCGACGCGAAATACTTCCTGACCATCGAGGCGCACGACGAGGAGTACGCGCTCGCCGTCCGGCAGCGCCCGCGGCCGAAGTTCCCGAGCGAGCCCCCGAAGGGAGGCGCCCATGCCGGGTAAGACGCGCCCGACGATCCGCCTGATCGCGCAGAAGGGCTCGCCGCTCGGCACGAAGCAGCACATCGCCGCCGTCGAGCGCCGGCTGCGGCTCGGGCAGGGCGGCGCCTACCAGTCGGGCACCGCCCGCTACCTCACCCCCGAGGCGCTCGAAGAGGAGCGCGCGCGCCCGGCGCCACCGCCCAGGCCGCCCCGCGGGCGACTCGACCCGATCCAGCGCGAGATCGCCGGCGTCGGCTGGCTCGGGAAGGTGCAGTGATGCCCGCCTCGAAGACCGCCGCGCTCGAGAAGCGCATCACGAAGCTCGAGCAGGAACTCGCCTCCTACAAGCGGCAGCTGAGCAAGCAGGCGCCGGGCGAGAACGCGAGCGCCCGCGAGCTCGCCCACCTGCGCCTGTTCGCGCTCAACTTCCTCCGCGCCGCCGACGAGCACGGCGTTCGGTTCTGGATCTTCCACCCCGACGTGGCCGTCGCCGCCCAGGAGCTCGCCACGGCCGCCGGTTACGACATGCCCAAGCCCCCCACCGAGAGGACCCCCCGATGACCACGAGACACCACCACCCCCCGACCGAGCTCGAGCGTGCGCGCATGAAGCGCGTGCTGCAGGGCGTGCCCGAGACCAAGAGGCCCGCCGAGACGTTCTCCGAGGACGTCTACTCCGAGCTGCGCGCGATGCGCAGTGAGGTCTCGGCCCTGCGCGAGCAGCTCAACGGTCGCGCCGTCGCCCAGGCGGACGAGATCCTCTCCCGTGCCGAGGCCGCTCAGCTCCTCGGCGTGTGCATCGAGAGCGTGAGCAAGCTCGTGCGCGACTCGGGGCTGCCGTGTCGCCGCGTCGGCGGCAACAGGTATCGCTTCCTCAAGTCCGAGGTCCTCTCGTGGCTCGCCGCGCGGGCGGGGGAGTGAGCGATGGGCGTCTATAAGCGACAGCTCGCGAGCGGCCGCACCGTCTACCGCATCGGCGTCTGGTTCAACGGCAAGACGCACTTCGAGACCGTCGGCACCGACAAGCGCATGGCGGAGCGGCTCGACAAGCAGCGCAAGCGCGAGGTCATCGCCGGCACCTACGTGCCCACGCGCGAGGCGACCGGCGCGACCACCATCCTCGACTACGCCGCCGAGTGGTTCGTGTCGCGCGGCAACCGGACGAAGAAGGACGACGCGCAGCGGATGCGGGACCACATCCTGCCGCGCGTCGGCTCGACCAAGCTGCAGGACCTGTCGCGGGCCGACGTGAAGAAGCTCGTCGCGGCGCTGACCGCCGACGATCAGGCAATGTCGCTCAAGACGGCAAAGAACGCGTTCGGCGTGTTCCGCACCATGATGCAGGAGGCGTTCGATTCCGACCTGATCACTCGCGACCCGTGCGGGCGACTGCCGCGGGGCACGTGGCCCTCCGACGCGCAAGCGGGCGCGAAGGGCAAGCAGCGGCGCGAGATCTATCCGAAGGACGAAGTCGTGCGGCTCACGACCAGCCCGCTCCTCTCGCCCGGCGTGCTCGTGCTCAACAACCTGTTCTTCTACACCGGCGCGCGCGAGGGCGAGGTGTGCGGGCTCACCTGGCGCCAGTGGACGCGCGACGCGCTGCCGCTCGGGGCGCTCGCGATCGACTGGCAGTACGACCGCAAGCCGCTCAAGCAGGACGAGCAGCCCCGCCGCGTGCCGGTGCACCCGGTGCTGGCCGGGCTCCTCGAGTGGTGGTGGCGCGAGGGCTTCGCGCTCACCTACGGCAGGGCGCCGAAGGCCGACGACTTCATCGTGCCTCGGCTCGCCCCCGGGCGCTGGAACAAGGTCCGCACCCTGGGCGACAAGAGCGACTGCCACACGAAGAGCTCGGCCTACAAGGCGTTCAGCCGCGGCTGCGAGAAGCTCGGCATCGAGTGCCGCACGCTACACTCGACCCGCCACACGACCATCACCGCATCGCGTCGCGGGGACGCGACCGGGCGGCTGAAGGCGCCGCTCGAGCGCATCACCCACAACGCCAAGGGCGAGATCATCGACTGCTACACCCAGTGGGAGTGGGAGCCCCTCTGCGACGCGATCCTGGCCATCTCGTACGCCGTCGCAGCGCCCGCAACGCCAGCGACGGACCCCGCCCCGAGGAGCGTCCCAGGCGACGGGGAGTTTGCCGCGTTGTTTGCCACGCCTGGGACGGACCGCGTAATCGTTGGGGATTTTGGTGGAGGCGCCGGGAATCGAACCCGTCGCACATCTCACGATCCTACGCGAAAAACCGCGAATCCCGACGTGAGGCCCACATCGGGTGACCCCGCAGATTCGCGGCAAATCGCGCCGGTCGATGCGCGTCTTGCCGCAGGGCAAAGCCAGGCCGCGGACGCCGCGAGAAAGTACCTGGCGGCGGGGGCCGACGGCGCGCCGTGCGACGATCTGGCGCTGCAGCTGGCCAGCGCCGTGATGAACGGGCCCTGCGTTCGACTCGCTGGGAGCGTGCTCGCTGGCGGCGAACACCTACATGCCCGAGCGACCGAGCTCGCCGCGCTGGTGCTGCAGTCGGCCGGCGCCGAGCTCGCCGCGTCGGCGCGGAAGGGGGCCGCGCGATGAGCACCCTCGACGCGGCCCGCTGGGGCATCACCATGACCGACGACCGGGCGGCCTTCGTCCGGTACCTCCGGGTCGAGCTCGGCTGCTCGTGGACGACGGTGGCGCGCGAGTGCGCGGTCAAGTGGGCCGGCAACTGGGGTGACAGCCAGCTCGTCGGCATCGCCATCTGCCGCACCGCGGCCAAGCACCTGGGCGAGGCCTCGGTCTCGTCCTGGAACTGAAGCGGAGGCCCACCCGATGAGCGAAGACTTCGGCCTCCTCTATCGCAGCACCTTCAGCGGCAGCATGGTCGGCACGAGCCCGACCGTATTCGCGGTCTGGGGGTACGTCGTGGCGTGCGGCTACGGCGGCCAGGTGGACCTGAACCCGCGACTGCTCGCGGCCATCTTCGGCACGACCGTGGCGGATGTGGAGGCGGCGATCCGGGTGCACTGCGCCCCGGACCCCGACAGCCGCACGGCCACGGACGAGGGGCGGCGCCTGCGGCACGTGGGCGGCGTCTCCTACGAGATCGTCAACCACGACGTCTATAAGAACGCGCGCGCGCTCGAGGAGAAGCGCTCGCGTGATCGAGCGCGCCAGAGGGCGAGCCGCGACAAGCGGCGCACCACGACGGACGTTCCGATCTTCGAGCTGTCACAAAAATCTGTGACGGAGCGTGACCCTCTTCTCTCCTCTCCCTCTGATCTGATCTCTTCTGATCCGGAGGGGGTGCAGGGGGAGGGGGACCACGGGACACCCGAGCCCGTGCCGAGCAAGTTCGCGCCGAAGGACTACACCCCGACCGAGCGGCAGCGGGCCCGGTGCCGCGAGCTCGGCCACGACGTGGACAAGCTCTTGAGCAAGTTCCGGCGGACCGAGTTCAACCGGGCGTACACCGACTGGGAGCTGCGCTTCGACGGCTGGATCGAGGACGAGCCCGCGGCCGCGCCGAGCTCGCCGAAGCGTGCCCCCAAGCCGCCCCCGCCCTGGATCGACGAGAGCGGAGTGCTGTTCGCGCGCGAGCACGGGCTGAACCTGGAGCGGGCGGCGCGGGAGTTTCGGCGTCGCGGTATCCCGCCCGACCCGGGCGAGGCGCGCGTCGCGTTCCGGCAGCTGCTCCGCGAGCGCGCGGCCGCGATTGACGGCGTCGTCGTGCCCGCCATCGCCGCGGCCTGACCCCGTCCCAAAACGGCGAGCGATCGCACGCGCGCGCTCGCCGTTCAGTGCTGTTCAGGTTTGCGCGTGTGTCTAACGTGTGTACGATAGGTGTATGCGGTTCGCGGTTCAGTACATCCACTCGTCGAAGCTCGGCACGGGCGCCGACTGGAACGACCTGCCCTGGACGACCTGGGCGGGGCACGGGGACTACGAGTGCCCCGAGGCCGCCAACGACGCTGCGGCCGAGTTCGATGCGGCCTTCGATGGTGAGTACACGCACCGCGTGGTCGAAGTTGCCAACGATACGGAGGAAGCATGAGCGATATCCACAACCCGCCGCCGGGAGCGCGCGAGTGGCTCGGTCAGGTCATCGTCGGCGCCGTCTCGCGCCCCGGCGTTGGTGACGCGCGGGCGTACTTCCTGCTGGGCGCAATCGAGGCGCACGCGACACTGTCTGATGAGGACAAGCTCAAGATCGCGCGCTGGTTGCACCCTGACCTCTTCGACGCGGAAGGGAACCGCAAGTCATGACCCGCGGCGAGAAACAACTGCGCGCCTACAAGGGCGAACTCGCCTTCGAGCGGCTCGTCGTGGCGCTCCGGACCGAGCTCGATCTCGGCACGGAGCGGCGCCACCTCGATCGCCTGGTCGAGCTGCTCGAGCTGCACCTGGCGAACATGGAAGGCACCGTGCAGACCGCGGGCTACCGCGCGACGCTGGCCCTGCTCGAGGCCCGGGTCGCCAAGGTCGCTCACCTGCGGGTGGTGCGATGAACCGCGTCACCTGTGGCGTGTGCGCCGAGACCGCGCTGGCTTCCCCGCTGCTGGCCGAGCAGCTCGAAGGGCTCGGCGTGTGCTGCACCCACTGCGGCGCGTTCGGTCGCGTCGTGGTCCACGAGAACGACGAGGGCGGCCTCGACTCGCTCGAGCTGCGCGTCGCCCCGTGCGGCCGCTGCGGCTGCCCCGAGGCCGCTTGCGACTGCGAAGACCCCGCCATCGTTGGCGGTTACCCGGAGACCCCATGACCAAAGAAGCCTTCAGCGCCCTGCTCGTCCGCCGTGACGAGCTCCAGGCCGACCACGAACGAGCGTGCGCCGTGCTGGAAGAGAACCCGCACCCGTTCAACCACAAGAAGTGCGTGCGCCTCTACGACGAGCTCGCGGCCGTCCAGCAGCGCATCGACGACGAGATCGCCGCCGAGCGCGCCGCCGGCGACGCCTGACCCGAACCCCCAACCGAGAGACCCCGAACCATGGCAAACCGCTTTCAACCCATCGAAGAGGAAGTCGACGCGAACGACTACCGCGCGTTCTTCAACAACGACATTCTGCGCGTCTGGCACCTGCAGGACCGCGAGCGCGTCTACCGCATCACGCGCGTAACCGCCTTCACCAACGAAGTCGTGGACGACAAAGGCGACCGCAAGATTCAGCGCCAGCCGAAGCTGCGGCTCGAGACGCGAAAGGGCACGGCCGTGCCGCTGCCGCTGCTATTGAACAAGACGAACGCGAAGACGATCGCGCAGCTGTACGGCAAGCGCCCCGCCGACTGGGTCGGCAAGCTCATCACGCTCTACCCGACCACGACGGAGGCGTTCGGGAAGACGCAAGACTGCATCCGGATCCGGAACCAGGTCCCGGACCAGCAGCAGCGCAAGAACGCGCCCCGCAGCGAGCCGCCCCCGAGCGCGCCCGCTCTCACCGATCACGACAAGGCCACGAAGAACGAGGAGCAGGACCAGGAGACCGACGATGAGCAAGTGTGACGAAGCAGTCGCGCGCTACCGCGAGAAGCTCGGCGAGCACTGGAAGGGTGCGGACGAGATCCTGTTCCGTGCCGCGTGGAACGAGGGCGCGTTCGCCGCGCGCGATGAGATCAACGCGCTGCACGTGGCGCTGAACGAGCTGCGCGACATCGAGCGCACCCTACGCTCGTCCAGCGCCAATAAGCGTATCATCGCCGCCATCGAGGCCATCGAGTCGGCGCGCCTAGTAAGCGGTAGCGTTGAGGCCGCGTGGGCAAAGCAGGCGCTAGCAGCACTGCGCGAGCGCTCCGACGACGAAGGCAGCCCGATCGGCCGCGCCTTCTTGCTCGGCATGAGCACGGCTCGCAGCGAGGCCGACAAGCGCGTGCTCACCGCCCTGCGCGCCATCCCCGAGCAAGACCTGAAGGGCTGGATCGCCGAGCCCCGCATCACCGCCCCCGAGGCGTACGAAGAACTGGCACGTGCCGAGCTCGCTCGGCGAGAAGGAGGAGCATGAAATCCCAGAACGACAACCACGAGCTCGAACCCGTGCGCTTCAGCCGCCTGAAGCGCATGGCGACGAGCGCCGCGCACTACGCGGCCGGCTTCGGCCCGGAGACGGGCCCGATGCGGAAAGGGACGGCGCTGCACGCCTACCTGCTCGGCGGCGAGAAAAACGTCGTCGTGTACACGGGCGGACGCCGCGACGACCGGATCGAAAAATGGCGCCACTTCAAGGCCGCGCACGAGGGCCGGCACATCATGAGCCCGACCGAGCTCGGCGACGTGATCGGGATGCGCGAGAGCCTCGAGAAGCACCCCCGCGCCATGTGGCTGCTCGACGGCGTGCAGGAGCGCCGGATCCACTGGGAGGACGCGGGGCGGGCCTGCATGGGCACCCCCGACGTGGTCATCCCGAAGGGCGACCGGCGCATCCTGGTCGAGCTCAAGACGACCCGCACGAGCCACCCCGAGCGGTTCGTCTGGGAGTGCCGCCGCCACCTCTACCACGCCCAGGTCGCATGGTACCGGCGCGGGGCCGAGCTCTGCGGCGAGTACGGCCCGGGCGGCTTCGACGAGGTCTACGTGGTCGCGGTCGAGAGCGCGCCGCCCTACCCGGTGACGGTCTTCCGGGTCGACGAGAAGAGCCTCGAAGTCGGCGCGCGCATGAACCGGCTCTGGCTCGAGCAGCTGCTCGTGTGCGAGCGGAACGACCACTTTCCGGCCTACGCGGAAAGCGACGTGCCGCTGTCGGTCGTGGACGAAGAGCCCGAGCTCGACTGGTCCGGGGCCGAGGACGAAGGGGAGGCGGCGTGACCAGCCAGGTCCTGCGCGAGCTCGGGCCGGTGCTGGGCGCGCCCACCCTGCCGAGCCCTGGGGCGCCCCTGCCACACGATGCAACACTGGAGCCGACCGACGATACCATCGCGGCCGTGCAGAACCTGGTGGCGGCGAGCCGGGAGATGGGGCCAGATCTCGCGGCCGACCAGCTCTACGCCGCCATCTGCCATTGTACGCGGCGCGCCATCGAGACGCGCAACCCCTCCTTCGCCCACGGCATCGCCGCCTTTGCCTTGCGCCTGGCCGAGGATCACCTGGTATAGTCGTCGCGCAAGCGGCTTCTGCTCGGTTTGGGACTTCCCCCCGAAGGGCTCTGCTCGTTCACACGGGCCCTTCGGGGGGATTCGGGTTACGATCGGAAGCATGCGCACGAGCCCGGCTGGCATCGAAGCCATCAAGCGGTTCGAAGGCTGCGTGCTCAAGACGTACAAGTGCGCCGCTGGCAAGGACACGATCGGCTACGGGCACACCGGCCGCGACGTCGTGCCGGGGCTCATCTGGACGCAGAAGCAGGCGGACGAAGCGCTCGCCCGTGACCTTTCCCGGTTTGAGGTCGCGGTGGAGGGCGCCATCACGCGCCCGCTGACGCAGGGCCAGTTCGACGCGATGGTGAGCCTCGCGTTCAACATCGGCACGCAGGCCTTCGCCGAGAGCACGCTCGTGCGTCGCTTCAACGGCGGCGACACGGAAGGCGCGGGCCGGCAGTTCATCGTGTGGAACAAGGCCGCCGGCAAGGTCAACGCCGCGCTGCTCCAGCGCCGCGCCGCCGAGCTCTGGATGTTCGCCCGAGCGACCGCTGCCTGACCGCCGTGTCCGAGCCCGACCGCCCCGCCTGGCACTGGGACGAGGTGCGGGCGCTGCGCGACGAGCTCGCGGCGCAGACAGAGACGGCCGCGGCCATCGCCGCCGCGCTCCGAGCGGAGGTCGCGCGGCTCGAACGCGAGAAGGAGGGGCTCCTCGCCGAGCTCGCGTCCGCCCAGGCCCGCGCCCAGGTCCAGGGCGAGCGCGCCCAGCTCGCGACCGAGGCGCTCGCCCGCCTGATGCGGACCGCGAAGCTCAGGCCAGAGCGATCTTGATCGGGTCGCCGATGAAGACGTCGACGATCCAGGCGACCGAGTCGCTGGCGATGCCGAGCGCGCCGATGATGACCTCGTCGGGGCTGGTCGCGGTGTCGATGAGCACGGGGGCGTGGATGGGGGGCAGCACCCGAGCGCGCGCCGTGAGCGTGCCATCGGCGCTCGAGGCGGAAGGCGTGGCCAGATCGGCGATCGCGAGGTCGACGGAGCTCGTGGCGACGGCGGGGTTGTGCATGCCGACCATGCGGGTGTTGGCGATCGAACTCGTGGCGTGGCTGAACGTCGCCCCCAGCGGGAGAATCGCCCGACACGGCAGCGCGGGCGAGCCCGTGCCTCCGAGGAAATAGGCCGTGGCGAGGCCGGAGCTGAACGCGCCCACGGCGGGAGCCGCGCCGTCCCACCAGGCGGGCGCCTTGCAGAGCGCCGCCGTCTCGGTCGTGGTCGTGCCGCTCGAACCGAGCACGGTGCTCAGCACCGCCTCGCAATCGGTCAGGTAGACCTCCGGGCCCTTCAGCACGGGGTCGGTGCCGCCGAGCACGCGCTGCTGCGTCACGAAGCTGAAGCGGTTATCGCCGTTGGCGGCCATGACCGCGACCGTGATGAGCCGCTCGGTGTTGGCAGGGAAGAGAATGCCCTCGTCGCTCAGGCTCACGATGGGAGAGCTCGCCGCGGCCGTGTTCGTGTCGGTCGTGCCCTCGAAGCGCTTCCAGGGCCGAGCGAACATGCGCGCGAGCTGGGTGCGGTCCTGGCCGAGTGCGGCGATGAGGTTTGCGTACTCGTCCTGGCCGAGCTGCTTCGATCCTGTGCTGCTGAATGCTCCCATGATGTTCTTTCTTCGTTATCCAACGCGGGCTTCGCGCTGAGCGATCTGGACCGACTCGGGCCCGACCGAGCTGGCGATGTTGGGCGGCGCGCTCGGGCGCGGGGTGGGCTGCTGGGTGGCGGCCTCGGCCTTGCCCTGCCGGGCCTGGTCGATGAGGTCGACCGCGCGCGGGCGGAAGGCGGGCTCGAGCTCGGCGCCGACGAAGCGCCCGATCTGGAGCCGGGTTTGAATGGGCAGGCGTTGCCCCTTCGCGTCCAGGTCCGCGGCCTTCTCGAGCAGCTGCTGGCTGAGCTCGACGTGCAGCTCGGGGTACACCGCGCGGATCGCCTCGATCTGCTCGGCCGTGACGATGCCGAGTGCCATGTCGTGCAACACGCTGACGGGGTTGTTCACCGCAGACCAGTAACGGGCAAACTTGGCGATATCGTGATCGGCCACGGGCCGAGTCGACCGGCCCTGGGCGCCCGGCGCCGCTGCGCGGTAGCTCATGGGGAGCTTCGACTCGAGGAAGAGCGCCCCGCGGGTGAGCCCGTTCACGAGTGCGGCCGACAGTCGGGGCATCTCGGTGGCGGTGTCGCCAAAGTCCCGGTCGACCGCGTCGCGCAGGGACTCGCCGAAGTTGGCCGTGGCGGCGTGGATCTCCCGCGCCCGCTGTTTGAACGCGGCCTGCTTGTCCTCGTGATTGCCCAGGAAAACGGCCATGGCCGCGGGCACGCCCGCACGCGTTCCGAGGTTCGGGCCCGAGCGCGGCCGCGCCCCTCCCGTCGAGGCCTGCGCCGGCGCCGGGGCAGCTTCTGGAGCCAAATTCGGCTGCTGCGCTGGAGCGGCCGCCGCCCGACCTCCCCCGGAGGCCTGCGCGGCCGCGGCTGGCGGGGGCTCGAACCCGGGCCGCAGGCGCACCCCGCTGATTTCGTCCTCGGCTTCGTCGGCGAGCTCGGCCGCGTTCTGAGCGGTATCGCGGGCCACCTTGGCATCGGCCTTCTTGCCGGCGGCGAAGATGCGGCCCATGGCCTGCTCGATGTCGACGCCGTTGCGCCGCGCGATGCGCTGGATGGCGATGGCCTGGCGCATGCGCTTGCCGGGGCTCGACGCGATGTCCGCCCCGAAGCCCACGAGCGCGCCGATGGGCCCGCCCACGAGCGAGCCGAGCAGCGCCTTACCCATGCCGCCGTCACCGTCCGCGTCCGCGCCGATGAGCGCCTCGATGCGGTTGGCCGTGCGCACGTTCTCGTCGAGCGCCGCGAGCATGCCGTTCAGGCGCTTCTCGGTCTCGCGCGCGCGGCCGACGAGCGCCTTCTTCTCGCCGAGCTCGAGCGCGCCGTCGAGCGCCGTGAGCACGTCGTTCGTGGCCCGCAGATGCGCGCGCAAAAACTGCTCGGTCGGTTCGTTCTCGGCGAGGCCCAGCTTGTTGATGAAGCCGCTCGTCGCGTCCTCGCGCACGGTCTGCACGACGTCGAGTCCGCGGTAGCCTTCCGTCTCGCGCAGGAAGCGCGCTCGGAACGCCTTGGCGCCCTCGATCTGCCGGGTCAGCGCCGCGTTGATGGCCTTCTGGTTCGCGCCCGCCTTGCCCCACACTTCCGTGCTCTCGAGGCTCTGACGGAGCGGCTCTTGGAAGCGCTCGAGGTAGTCGGACAGGCTCCGCATGCCCGTGGCCCGCTCGGGGCTCGTGCGATTGAGGGCGCGAGCGCTCTTGCCGGTGCGGTCGGCGTACTTCTGTAGCCCCCGCTTGAGCTGGTCGAGCGCCATGTAGGCTTCGACCGGGTCGCTCGTCTTGGCGATGGTCGCCATCTGCCGGCTCGCGAAGCGGTCGACCTCCTGGAGCAGCCCGGCGCCGCCGAGCTCGCCGCGCATGCTGCCTTCGCGCGGATCGGCCGGAACGGGGGCGGGCGCTTGCCGGTCGACGCGTTCTCGCAGAATGTCCTGCTCGACGCGCTTCCAGGCCCGGCCGCCCTCCTTCGCGTCGCGCCGGCCGAGCGCTTCGAGCGTCTCGCGGATTTCATCGTCGAGCTCGTCGTCGATGCCGCTCTGCTGCTCGGGCGAAAACGTCTGGACGTAGGCTTCCCGATCGATGGCCGCGTCCTTGCCGGCTTCCCGGGTCGCCGCGGCGCGACTGCCGGGCTTGCGCATCGGCACCAGCATCTCTTCGACCGCGGCGGCTCGGGCGCGGGCGTCGGCGAGCTGAGCGTCCGCGTTGTCGCTGATAGCGGCGGCGACGTGGTCGCGCTTGAGGCCCGTGTAGCGGATCTCGTCGATGACCGGCTCGGCCGCGTCGGAAAACTCCTGCAGGCCCTGGGTCAGATCGCGCTTGGCGCCCTCGCGGATGGCTTCCCGGTTGATGAACGCGTCGCGGCCGGCGATGGCCTTCTGGTCCCAGCGGAGCGCGCCATAGTCCTGGATCGTCTCGATGTCGGCGCCGGTCGCCGCGGCCTGGGCGTGCTCGGCCTTGTCACGCAGCGATTCGAGCGCCTGCTTGATCTTGCTGCCCTCGGCCCGGTCGACCTTCACCCCGAGCGCGTCGCCGGCGACCTCCGCCACGGTGTCGGCGTTCGCGCTCGCGTCCGGGTCGAACATGCGCCGGACGCGGGCTCCGGCGGCGTCGGTCGCGCGCCGCGCCTTGCCCACGCCGTGGCCGAGCGTGCCGAGCGTGCCGCCGACGCCCCCGCCGATAAACGTCCCGAGGCCGATGGCGCCGAGCACCTGCTCGCTCGTGAGTCTCTCGTTCGCGATGAAGGCTTGCTCGCTCGCTTCGCCCGCCGCTACCATCGCCCCTTCGGCAGCGCCCTCGGTGGCGAGCGCGAGGGCCGTCTTACCGAGGGCGCTGCTGGTCGCCGCGCTGGCCGCCGCGCGCCCGAGCTGGGCGCTCGCGCCCGCCACGCCACGGCCGCCGAGCAGAGCGCCGCCGACGTAGCCCGCGGTCGACCAGTTGGGGTTGGCCTGCGCCACGGCGCGCGCATCTTCGCTGTAGCGCCGGGCGATCTCTTCCGCGTTGCCCTCGCCCGCGAGCTCGCCGAGCACGGCCGTGATGTTCTCCATCACCTGCCGGCCCGATATCTGCTGGTTGAAGGCCCGGAGCTCGTTCTCTGCCCCGGTCGCGCCCAGCAGGTGCGCGCCGCCGGCGGCGAGTTCGCTCGCCATGCGGACGGGGGACACGGCCGTGTCGAACGCGCCGGCCGCGGCCGCGTTCAGGAAGGCCTCGCCGCCTCGGTCGCCGTACTGGCGCTCTTGCTCGTACTCGGCCTCGGAAACGAGGCCGTACTCGGTGCGGGCCCGCTCGGCGTCTTCGTCGGGGACGGACTCGTACCGTTCACCCGAGCGTGGGTCGATGAAGACGGCCACTCAGCGTCTCCAGCTCGAGGGCGCCGCGTTCGTGGTGCCTTTGCGGATGTCGTCGAGGTCCTTCTTGCGCTTCGCTTCGATGTTGAGCTCGGCCGCGTTCAGGCGATCGGCGAGCTGCTGGCGCGACGAGGTATCCCGGCCGAGCTGGATCTGGAAGTCGGGCCGCTCTTCCTTGCCGATGACCCCGCCCGACTGCTGACGACCAAAGGCCTCGACCGCCGCGTCGAACGAGGCGCCGATGTCGCCTTGGTAGAGGCCGCCCGTCGCAGCCTCGCCCGCCTTCTGCAGCAGCGCGGGGGGCACGGCGCCGGCGCCAACCACCCATTTGCCGTTCTTGTCGCGCACGAGGCCTGCTTTGGTGCCGAGGCTCGTGACCGCCTGGTGCGCGGACTCGGCCCTGGCTTGCAGGTCCGTGACCGTGTTCTTCTCCTTGTCGCGCTGGAACTCGCGATCCTCACGCTTCATGGCGCGCTCTTCCTCGGCCACGGCATAGTCGCCGCCCTTGTCGAGGTGCTCGCCCTCGAGCAGAAGCTTCTTGGCCTTGTTCCGTTCGGCGAGGAGCTCGAGCGGGGAGAGCTGGCGGCCGGCGTTCGGGCGCACGTACTCGCCCGAGACGGTCTGCTCGCCGAGCGCGGCGGTGCGGTGCTCGTTCTCTTTGTTCACGAGCTGCTCGTTGCGGCTCATGAGCAGGCTCTCGGCAGCCTGCTTCGCTTCGCGGCTGCCCTCTTCGAGCGCGGCGGCTTCGATCTCCTTGCGAAGCGCGATCTCCTGCTGGAGCTTGAGCGCGCTGCGCATCTGCTCGAGGCCCATGCCGCGTTCGGCCATGCGAGCGAGCTGGCTGTCGCGCTTGACCCGGCCGCGCCGCAGGTCCTCCATCTGCGCGTCCACCGCCTGATCCATCTTCTTGTTGAGGATCTGGTTGGCGAAGTTGGGCGTCCCGGTGATGACCGACGCGTACGCGCCCACGAACTGGGCGATGGCGCTGCCGATGTTGCCGAGCACGCCGCGCCGAGCGCGCAGGCCTCCGTCCGGGTCGACCTTCTTGTCATACCAGGCGTCGACGTCCTTCTCGAGCCAGGCGCGATCTTCGGTATACTTCTGCTGCTGGCGGCTGAGCTCGAGCTCGCGCGCGGCGTTGACCTTCTGCATCCCGAGCGCTTCGGCCCGGAGCTTCTCGGTCTGGACGGCGCGCGCCGCCTGGTCTTCCTGATAGTGGCGCGCGATGGTCTGGTTGGTCGCGTCGTGCGCCGCGAGCCGATCGCCGGCCTGGCGGTTGTACTCCTCGGGAGCGAGCCCGCCCTTGCGACTGAAGTTCTTCTCCACGGCCACGCCCGGGCCGAGCGCGCGCGGGTCCGTGCCCCTCGTCCGCGTGGGGGTGAGGGCGGTCGCCTGTTCGT